TAGATCTAAGTTGGTCTATGACGCAAACACGGGTGAGATCCGTGATGACAAGAAGTTCATGAGTATGCTTGAGGACTTCTGGCTGCCAAGAAGAGAAGGTGGTCGTGGTACTGAAATCACAACTCTACCAGGAGGACAAAACCTTGGTGAGATTACTGATATTCAATACTTCCAGAAAAAACTCTACAAAGCTCTGGGTGTTCCAGAAACCCGTCTTGGTGGGGAAGGTGGTTTTAACCTTGGTCGTTCTTCCGAAATTCTCAGAGACGAACTGAGATTCAACAAGTTTGTTGGTCGTCTTCGCAAGAGATTCTCTAACATGTTCCTTGACATGTTGAAGACACAACTTCTTCTCAAGAACGTAGTCACTCCTGAAGATTGGACAACGATGTCCGAACACATTCAGTTTGACTATATCTACGACAACCACTTTGCAGAACTCAAGGAAAGTGAGTTGTTCCAAGAACGTATTAATAACGCTGCACAAGCTGAGCAATACATCGGTAAGTACTTCTCACAAGATTATGTAAGACGTAAGATCCTTCGTCAAACTGATGAAGAGATTGTTGATCAGGATAAACTGATCGCTGCAGAAATTGAGGCTGGTTTGTATCCAGATCCACTGATGATGCAGTCAATGGAACTTGCAGGTGCCGCAATGGATCTGCAAAGTAAAGCCCCATCAGTCGAAGATCCTGGAATTGATGAGACTGCGGTTGAAGCCCCTGAAGGTGGCGAAATATAAATAATTTGTAGTGTATTTACATTATCGTGGATTCTGAACAATTTATTGATTTGGTGCTGCAAGACAGCCCCGCACATGAAATTAGTGATGCGATCAAGGATATTCTTTATGCCAAATCGGCTGAGAGACTTGAAGCTGGAAGACCTGTAGTTGCTGCAGATCTTTTTGGTGATGAAATTGAATATGAAGAAGATGAAGTAACCCAAGAAGACCCTACCACTGAGGAAGAGGATGGCTAAGTTTAAACCATTAGGAGATGAGGTCAATCTGGCCGCAGGTATTGGTAATAGTACAAGTGTTGGTAATGCCAGCGTTGTTCGAGTAACCAATGCTTCTGGTGGAAGTGTTGTTGTTGGTCTTCAAACATCTGGATTTGTTGGTTTTTCAACCTTCACTATGTTGCAGAACACTCAAGACATCGTTGTAAAAAGACCTGATGATCTTATTCATGTACTTGGTGGAACAGTACAGGTTGTAAAAATCGCATTCACTCAATAAGAACAATGAAACTGATCAGAGAAGAAATCGAACAGGTAGAAGTTATCGTTGAAGAACGCAACGGTAAGAAGAACCTCTATATCGAAGGTGTATTCCTCCAAGGCGATATCAAAAATCGCAACGGAAGAATGTATCCTTGTTCAACCCTTGAGAAAGAAGTAGCCCGTTACAACGAAACTTTTATTCAAAAGGGTCGTGCTCTTGGTGAGCTGGGTCACCCTGATGGACCTACAGTAAACCTGGATCGTGTATCTCACAAGATCACTTCTCTGTGTCGTGAAGGTAACAATTTCATCGGTCGTGCAAAGATCCTAAATACACCGATGGGAAACATTGCAAAGTCCCTTCTTGATGAAGGTGTCAAACTGGGTGTTTCTTCTCGTGGTGTTGGTTCTGTCCGCATGAGTAATGAGGGCGTCAACATTGTTGGTGAGGACTTTATGCTCGCCACAGCCGCTGACATCGTTGCAGATCCTTCTGCTCCTGATGCCTTCGTAGATGGCATTATGGAAGGTAAAGAATGGGTCTGGGATGGTGGAATTCTCCGCGAAAAATATGCTGAGAAAACATACAAACAGATCAATACTCTTGTCAACACAAGACAGTTGCAAGAGAACAAACTGAGACTTTTCCAAGACTTCTTGGGAAATCTCTAATTTATAAATAAAGATAGATTAATTACACTTATAAAGTCTTAATCGGAGAGTTCAAATGTCCCGTGGTCAAAATTTACAAGAAATGGAAGTAGGCACTGCGCAATCCAAGACTGCCGTTAACGCTAATGCTGCTGCTGGTATGCCGATGGATACATCGGGTGCTGGTTCCTATGAGGATCTCGGCGGACCTACTCCCGACAATTACAGATCGGATAATGACTCCGCAAAACTGCGTGAGCCAAAGATCGCAACTGTAAAAGACGTTGTTAATCGTGGCGCAAAACCTGCCATGGCTCGCGAAGAAGCCGAAGAGGTAGAAGAGACTCAAGAAGTCGTTGCTGAAGAAGAGCAAGTCACCGAAGAGATCGTTGACGAAACTCCTGAGTACGACATCGAAGAGGATATGAACGCTCTCTTCTCTGGCGAAGAACTCACCGAAGAGTTCCAAGAGAAGGCTAAGACCATCTTTGAAGCTGCAATCAGTGCAAAGGTTGCACAAATTGCAGAAGAGATGGAAGCTAAGAACGAAGAGCGTATCGTAGAAGAAATCGAAACCGTTAAGGCTGCTCTGGTTGAGCGCGTTGATGGTTACCTGGAGTACGTCGCTGACGAATGGCTCCAAGAAAATGAACTGGCCGTCGAGCACGGTCTGAAGTCCGAAATGACTGAGAGCTTCCTCTCAGGCATGAAGGATCTTTTTGAAGCACATTATGTATCAATCCCTGAAGATAAATATGATGTTGTCGAGAGCATGGTAAACAAACTTGATGAAATGGAGACTAAACTCAACGAGCAGATCGAAAGAAATGTCTCCCTGAATCACCGTCTTGCTGAGTCGGTTGCCGATGGGATCGTATCTGAGGTTGCTGAGGGTCTTGCCCTGAGCCAAAAAGAGAAGCTCGCCCAACTCGCCGAGAGTGTTGAGTTTGAGAGCGAAGAATCTTATCGTGAGAAACTGGCTACTCTGAAGGAGTCATACTTCGGTCAGAAAGTCCAGAAAGAGACTTCGGATCAGGTGTTAACAGAAGAAGCCGCCCCTGACTATTCAGGTTCTATGGCTCATTACATGAACATCCTGAACCAAGTCGCTAAGAAGTGAATTTAACATTATCAAACACACACTAACACTTTTAAATAGGTAAACGCAAATGTTCCAATCAGAGCATCTGCAGGAAAAGTGGGCACCTCTTCTGAATCATGAAGGCCTTGGTGATATCAAGGATGCCCATCGTAAAGCGGTAACCGCTTGCCTGCTGGAAAACCAAGAGCGCTTCCTGCGCGAAGAAAGAGAATTCCTGTACGAAACCCCAACCAACTCCGCTAACGCCGCTGGCGCTGGTGGTGGATTCGGTGCTGGTTCGGCCGCTGGTGGCCCAACCGCAGGTTTCGACCCCGTTCTGATCTCCCTGATCAGACGTTCAATGCCAAACCTGATCGCCTATGATATCGCAGGCGTTCAGCCAATGAACGGTCCTACTGGACTGATTTTCGCAATGCGTTCCATGTACGGAACCGACCGCGATCCTTCAACTGGAACCGAAGCCTTCTACAACGAGCCAGATTCGGCATTCTCCGCACAGGATGCTGGTCAGGATCTGACCGCCGGCTTCACCTCGCGTAACGCTGGTTTCGGTACAACTGGACCTCAGCAGGGTACTAACCCTTCAGTTCTGGGTTCAACCGACGTATCCCAGGCCCTGTACTCTGTTGGTCAGGGTATGGTCACTGGTGACTCTGAGAATCTTGACGGAACTGGCTCGAATGCCTTCCGCGAGATGGGCTTCTCCATCGAGAAGGTCACCGTCACCGCTAAGTCACGCGCCCTGAAGGCTGAGTACTCACTGGAACTCGCCCAAGACCTCAAGGCTATCCACGGTCTGAACGCCGAGGCTGAGTTGGCAAACATCCTGTCAACTGAGATCCTGGCTGAAATCAACCGCGAAGTCATCCGTACCATCTACAAGGTTGCTGAGTCTGGTGCTCAGGCTAACGTTGCTACCGCTGGTACATTCGACCTGGACGTTGACTCCAATGGTCGTTGGTCCGTTGAGAAGTTCAAGGGTCTGCTGTTCCAAATCGAGCGCGACGCTAACGCAATCGCACAAAGAACTCGTAGAGGAAAGGGTAAC